TCTTCTGCTTTGCCACATGTTTAGAGCTTTATTTTTTAATTCTTTAATCATGTTTCTTCTCCTCAATTTCGTAAAAGAAGTTGTCCGTATCTTCAGTTCTCCATTTACGCGTGTCTTCTACGTTCCATTCAGATGTTTGCACTTTCCAATCTGGAATGTTATCTTTCACAGTGAAAGAAGGTATGTCCCATATAATTCTATTGTTAGGTTGTGCTGCATAATTGCCATCATCTAAGGCCATTATGTGTGCGCACTTGTGTTCGTGCGGTATCTCTGAATGGTCAGTGTCAACTATATTAGACTCTGGATGTGCAAAGTCAACCGTAAATAAATAAGCGCCACAGTGCCATTTTTTATCTTTGCCAATGTATTTACCAGATTGTCCGTCTAGGATGTCCCAACTAGTAACAGCAGGATAGTAGCTAAAACAATTCCATAGCTCCAACTCATCCAACCTACGTTGAGGAACTTCTTTCGGCTCAAAGCCTCTTTGTATGAAAGCAGAGATTGGTAAACGGTAGAAGACTGCACCATTTTCCATAATTGCGTGGAACAAAATCGGACGACCAGTGATCGCAGTAATCCCGAAGACAATACAATCTTCAACTTCGCCATGATGAGTTTTAAGATCATATAAATATTCTCTCCTTATCTGAGCATATGTCACCGGTATGTTTGCATTTAAGTATGCCATAATATTTACCCATGTATGTCACCCCAGTTGTCTCCATGTTCATAGTCAACTTTATTTGGGACCTCTAGTGTAACAGCATTTTCCATCACATCAATTATTTTTTTTGCATGTGATTCATCTTTAACAGATATATCTAATTCATCATGTATTTGTATATGTGGTATGATACCTTCTTTGTATAATTCTAACATAGCTTTCTTAGTCATGTCAGCAGCTGATCCTTGTATTAGTTTGTTTAAAGCTTTGTATGTATAAGCTCTCTTGATCCCCGGTCCATGTTCCCTGAGTGCATCTTCGTGAGTCATAGCTTTATGCATACCAAAACTGTTAGGCTCCCACAGATGAAACCTGCATAGTCTGCCCAATAGTGTTCGTATCTGTCCACGATCTTGTGCTCTGTTAGATGCTTTCTCCATTAATTGTTTTACGAATGGCACACGTGAATGGTATGTATTAAATAAGTCAGCAGCTTTGTCCTTTGTTACCCCTAATTCTGCTTGCAATTTTGCTTTACCCATACCATAGAATAATCCTAAATTAATAGTTTTAGCCTGTGATCTAGGTATCTCTGCCATGTCTGCTACAGTTTGGTGAAAGTCTGCGCTAGAGTCATTACTATAAGAATCTATAACGTCATATACAGACGGTAATTTGTACAAAGACGCATAATGCACTACCAACCTAGGCTCTTGTTGAGAATAGTCAAAACAACCCCATGTATGGCCTTCCTCGGGTATAAATAATGACCTTATCTTAGGTCCAAGATCCTTGTTTCTAGCAGGAATCTGCTGAAGGTTTGGGTTTTGGTAAGAGAACCTACCTGTAACCGTGCCACCTCCAGCGTTCCTTAACTGATTTATCTCTGCATGTATTCTACCATTATGCTCATAACGTAGTATAGAATCTAAGAATGTTGTATGTGCTTTGTTAATTTCTCTTGCTTGTGCAATCATCTTAACAACAGGATTCGGATGTTCCTGTAAAAAGTTTTTTGTAAAAGATGGTGCACCTGTTTTTTCTGTTGTTGGATATTCTAATCTTAACATATCAAATACATTTGCAATAGATCTAGCTGCCCAGATCTGTGTATCAATATTTGTTTCACCTTTTATTTTGTGTAGTAATTCTTTTTCTTGTGTTACAAATTCTTTTTTCATTGCATGTGCTCGCTCTATATCTACACGCACACCTTTGAATCTCATGTCAACCAGGCAAGGAAACAAATCAGACTCCAGGTCAAATATATCCTCTAGATCTTGACTAATAATTTCTTTTTTCATTTCTTGCCAAAGTCCTAATGTAACTTCAGCATCACGTTCAGCGTATGCACCAACATGCATCGCGGGTAATTTATACATTTCAGACTTAGGATCAATGCCCCATTCTTCTGCAGCTTCTGCAAGTGCAGCCTCGTTCTTACCATAACCAAGATAGTGCCATGATAAACTATTGAGATCATAACGAAATCTATTTTCATCGGTCAACGCAGATGCAATCATTGTGCAGGCTATGTCACCGTTTATTTTAAATCCCATTGATCGCAACCAACACACATCATAGATAGCGTTGTGAAATATTTTTGTTGATGAAGATTCAAGTATATCTTTTAACCAAGACAATACTCTTGATCTGTCCATGTTTCCTCCACCTTCATGTGCAATAGGAAAATAACCTTTGTAAAATTTTGTAGCAACAGCGATGCCTATAACCTCACCATTACCAATAACAGAACCAGATCCTTTCTTTAATAAGTCAGGATCTTTTGTCTCCAGGTCAATTGCTATTTCATCTACATTACGTAGATCTGGAAACTCAGTAGGTTTTACCCATTCTGTCTGTGCTTCAAACTTAGGAATTTTCATTATAGTCCCTCTCAATAATCATTTCTAAAAAATGTATTGCTTTCAATATGTCTTGCTTCTTTCCCTTATCACGGTGTCTAATAATATACTTTATAGCACAACCTTCAGGATATAACAACTCATTCTCAACAACAAACTTGCTGGGTTGAATTTTATATTTTTGGTAGTGTGATCCTCCATGTTGTTTATCCCAAACTTTCGATGTCATAACCTTGATCCTCCTTTTTTGCTGCCATGATGTATAAGTTTTGTTTTGTTCTTGTCACCCCCACATACCAAACTCTGTGTTCTTCATCCTGTTTGTCAGAACTTTTCTCAACTGCATCTCGTATTGTTTTTGTATTGTCTAATATTAATAATACATTATCTGCTTCTCCACCTTTTGCAGAATGTATTGTAGATAATTTTACTCTTGGGTCCTTTCTTAATTCTTCTCCATTGCTTAACATCTCTCTTATGTATAGACACTCTTCATAATCAACATTAAATTCATTATACCACTCTACATCTTTATAAAATTTAAAATCAGAGAGATCATACATTTTTTCTTCAGTAACTTCTGCCGGACAACCAGTGTATTCAAATATATCTTTTACTTCTGATAACGATAATAAATCTCCTTTTTGCCAACGTATGTAGTTTAGAATAGTTCTAAACAAGGTTACCTTGTAACTCTTACGATCTTTATATTCAAAATAAATACCACGTTCTTTTAAAAAAGGTTTGAGTCTATTTAGTTTGTCGTTGTATCTTGCAAGAACCAACCAATTACCTTCATCAATTGGTACATCTTCAAGACTGTAAACATAATTTACTGTGCCTTTTTCGTCTCTAGCTTTCCAATTTTTTTGTACACGTCTATCTTCTGGAATTAGTTTTAATATCTTGTCTGCAATATTTTGTACGTCTTGTGGAACCCTGTAAGATTGTGGCAAAATTATGTCTTTCTTTGAAATTTCCTGCTGAAATTTTTTTACATCTGCGCCTGCCCAACCATAAATTGCTTGATCATCATCACCCGCTAATATAACATATTTGCTATTTTCCTTGATAATATTGAACATTTTCCATTGTATTGGTGATAAATCCTGAGCTTCATCAACAAATGCTACATCATATTTCGGACACAATCCTGACACAATAAATTTATCAATCATATCTGTAAAGTCTATAAGGCCGTAAGATTTTTTATAATTTATTACTTCATCAGCTATAATTTTTAACAACCTCTTGTCCATGTCCCCTGAGTACATGTCTGTATTGTATTCTTCTTCAATAGTAATATTTTTTATTCTAGCTGAGTTTATCAGATTAAAATATTCACTATCGGAATTAATAAAACCTGTAGACTCTTCACCATTAGAATAGACTGTAACTTCTATACCCAATTGTCTACCTATGTCTTCGTAGTGTTCGTCCTGCATAACTTGAGCTTTTTTCATACCCAATTGATTGAAGGCAAGAGAATGCAGTGTTCTAAAATGTTTTAAATCTTTTTTTTCAAACGCCGTATGATAATCTAACATTCTGTCTACTGCTTCGTTTGCAGCTTTAGTTGTAAATGCAAAGTATCCTATCTTATCTATAGGTGTTCCTAGTTTTAAAAATGTTTTAACATACTTTAATAGCTTTGTAGTTTTTCCTGTTCCCGGGGGCCCAAATAATTTTCTACTAATCATATTATATCCGTTTTATGTTTTGTTTGTGTATGATGGATAGGAACTTCTTCAAATTCTTTTATATTTATTTGTATGATATTTTTTGTTGATGAGTGATACTTGCCTGCTTCTTTTGATGGAAATCTTTTCTGTTCTAGAAACTCTATTTCACATTCTTGATATAGTACCTGCATCATACGTCCTGTTTTATCTTCGCTGTACTTCCAATTTTTTGCTTTTAATTTGTCATAAAACTTATCAAATTTAAAGAATGCATACTCACCTTCTATCAACACAGCTCCAGTTTTAAATGCAGCATCGCTTGTAGCTTTTGGTCCGTGTATCTTTGCATGTATAACATCATGTAATTTTTCTTTTGGTGATGTACCTACTGGTGGCTGTACAATCTTTTGTGTCTGATATAATGCATCCATTACGGCTTGTTCTTCATCGTTTTTAATTAGTGGTGGTAAGAATCCTGCAGCTTTTGATATTGAGTTACGTCTCTTACGCTGATCGTTTAAATGTTCTACATTTTTACAGTGCACTGTCGCTGTACCAATACCATCTGGTTTTGTTACATCAAATTCGTACTCCGGTTCTGGATCTAAATCTATCTTTTTTAAATTTGTTAGCACAGGATAAGAACCTTTTGATCCTGATAAGACTCCAAATTTTTTCTTTACACAAATACCTTTTTTACAATTTTCACTTAATGGACTCTGTGTGCAAGTGTAACCTTTTGAACCTCTATTCCATGATTTTACTTTTTGATTTAAAAATTTTTGATCCCACGCATTTGCATGTACGCCAGCAAAATATTTTACTGGTGCATTCATAACTTTCTGTTGCCAATTGTCTGGATACTTCATCTTAACCATAACATGATAGTTGTACATAAATCTATCTTTGCCATCAAAGTTTTCGTTTTTAGATAATTTAGATATGGCTGCTAGACATGGTGGACCTTCTGTAAATTCTTCGTCCACACCTTCCATACTTTTTGTTTCGATCTCTTCTGTAATTTCTTTCAGTCTTTCTTTTGTAACCAGGTTTGCACTGATCACCTTCATAAACTGATCTAGTGTAAACGTTGTACCATCAACGTTTAAAGCTTTACGTTCCTCCCCAAAGTATGGTAAATTTATAAACTGTCCTGGTCGTAGTTGACCTGTCTCACTATCTTTTGTTAGCTGTGTTTGTTTTGGAAATATTTCTGTATCTTGTTTGAGTCCAAACAAAGATAATAAATTCGTAAGAAAAGATTTTACAGTTTTAGAATCTGTAAACGTATTTAAAAATAAAAATAAATGTAGGCCACCGCTTTTAGATTCGACTGGTAGTAAAGGTAATTCGTATTGTTGTATAATATCTATGTAATCTTTTTTGTTAAATTCAGCATAGTCTTTTGGATCTATATCTATGACACCAAACTTAACTTCTGATTCCTCTGTGCATGGCTGTATACCAATAGATAGTTTACCATCTAGGTGTTGTTGATAAATATCTTTAGTAAGTTCTTCAAAGTTCCATCTGTAGACAGGTTTCTTTTTTCCTGTTTCAGGATCTATCTTAGAATCCTGGTGATTAAAGTCAGCCACACCATAGGCATTCCTGTATCCGTTAAAATATTCTATGTATCTTTCCATAATAACTGTTATGTGGGCCGTCTACTCTCGCTTTCGGCCCACACTGTGCACATATCCCGAAGGAATTATATAATGCTAGCTTGGTCCTTTGGTTTCTCTTCACCATGTTTAGCCTTAACACTTCCTTTAGAAATGCTATCGCTAAAACCTTTGGCTTGATCGTAAAGACCTTTGTCAGTTACTGGGCCAACTTTACTAACTTCCCAACCAAACCAAGTGCCTTTATC